TTGGGCTTGTGATTAAACCTGTGCCTAGACTTGTGCCTAGACTTGTGCCTAGACTTGTGTTTAAACCTGTGTTTAAACCTGTGTTTAAATCTGTGTTTAAATCTGTGTCTGGACTTGTGCCTAGACTTGTGTTTAAATATTTACCTAAATTTTTTCTTAAACCTGTGCCTAGACTATAAACGTGTCCATTTTCAGCTGTTATTTTGATACTTTCTGAATCTGAAAAACTATATCTAACTGTTTTAACTTTATTTACATTATTTATTTGATTTATAGATGTTGATGCATTAACTGAATATCCATATGTACTATCTTTTTGAAATAAAGTAACATTACCAACAAGTGCAAAAAATTTATTATTTGGTCCAAAATGAAATCCAAATGGAGCACCAGAATCTCCACCTGCTAATTCTTCATTTGAACTTGAACTAATTATTGTTATATCTTTGAAAATATTTGTATACAACTTATCAGGAACTGCATCCATATTTTTTAATAATGATGTATTAAACAATTCAGTACTATTTATAAAATGATCTAAAAAACTTGTATATTCAATATCATTTTTGTATAGTAATAATAAATCACTATTTTTTGTAATTTGTTTTTTAACTACTTCAAATTTTTTACCATAGTTACTTCTAGTAAAACATGATATTTGACAATAACATATTAATTCAAAACCATCTGGTAAATCCTTTGGATTTGATAAAATAAAAATATTAGATGCAGAAACATATGGTTCTTTATGTATAACAATTGCTCTATCTAAATATGTTTTATCTTGTACAAATCCTAAATTTATAGAGTTTTTAAAAGGAGATTCAACTATTTCTTTCCTTTGTGGATATCTAATATTTTTTGGATCATCATGTTTTCTATCTTCCACACTATTTTGTACACTATTTTGTACACAATGACCTGCTGTAAAAATAATATTATCTGATATTTGCAAACCACTACAAATGCTAGTATCATTATAACCTAAACTAACAAATAAATCACTAACTGGTCTATTTACTTCAAAATGCCAGTAATCTCTAGGATCAGAATTATTTGGTATAGGTGATATAGCAGATGGATTAATAAAAGTAAGTCCAGATCTAATATGTTTAGGTATTAGTCTATCATGCACTGTATATAAAACATACTTGTCCATAAAATTATCTATTATATACTGTACACGCATATTACATAATTCTTGATAAAGATCAAATTTAGTAACTTTATTATATCTATGAGCTTCCACAATAAAATCATAGTCTAATTCTTTTATTTCTTTATTAATACGTACAGATCCAACAATTGTACTATCAGATTGATTCAATGCATAAATAAAATCATTTGTTTTTGCGCTTACATTTACTGTTGTATCCCATCCTGGTTCTTTTGTATAAAGATTAGTTAGACTCTGATTAATTTCTTGTGTTTTATTTTGAGATTGTAAATTCCCTAAATTTAATAAGTTTAATGTTTCAAGTTTAGTATTTGTATATAACCAATATGTATATACCATATTATTATTATACCTAGATAAAAAATTGAAAAATTAAGATATTAAATTATTCTTATTATAACCCATACAATCCATATAAAAATGTCAATTCTAACAACTCAAATTAAAGAATCTAGTTCTCAATCTAAAATTGAACTTTGTGTAAGTATTAAGGATAATATCCATGACAACCATTATTCTAATGCTAGACTTTCGCAGGGATATTATCATTACGCCATTGTTTTGCCATCGAGGCAGAGCAGTGGCTGGTGCGAAAAAGTTGGCTATTGGAACTAATTCTAATAGCAAGTTTAAATTTATGCCATCTACTCATGCGGAAGTTAATGCTATTCAAAAGATAAAGAATAAAAAAAATAAGCCAAAAAAGTTAGATATTGTTGTTGTGCGTTTTACCAAGTTAGGAACTCTTGCTGAATCTAGACCATGTTATCACTGTTTGTGTTTTATGGAAAGGTCTGGTCTTGATATTCGTAATATTTATTATTCAACTAGTGAGGGAATTATTGCTAAAGAAAAACTTTGTGAAATGAGATCAAACCCTATTACTTGTGTATCATCTGGAATGAGAAATTTAAAATTCTGTAAAGATCAAGCTAAAAATAGCTAAATTTTGTTTTATTTGAGAATTAGATTATTAAATAATTTGTTTAGATCATCAGTTGGTTCTAGATTAAACTCTATTAACTTTTTATAATTAGATCTCAAATAATATATTGGTTTTGGTCTATTATTAAATAGATCAGATAAATTTGATGAAATTGCATTTGAATTCAAAATCATATTTTCTGGAATTGTCCAGTATAATATTTTATATTTGAGCAAATTAATTAATGGTAATTTTTTTAACACATAAAAATTAATAATTATATTTGAATCAAAACTTATTTTTCCAGTCCATTTTACAATAATATTTGAAAGATCTAATGTATATTCTTTAGGTTCTAATGTAGGTAGAATTATAGATTTGTCTGAAGAATTTACAGATAAAAATTTAATACTTTTACATTTGCAACATTCTGTCTGTTCAGCCAATAGATATATTTGTACTTGGGTGTTTTGATTGGTTTTAGAATCATACACATACTTGTGTAAAAAAACAGATCTACAAGATCTAGTTATTGATTTATTAGATTCTTTAACCATAATATTATATTTGATATATAAATTAATTTCATTAGTAAAGTGATTATTTTTACAATTATTTATGAATTTTTACATTAAATAAACTTGCCCTTTTTCAACTCGTAATTTGTAATCCCATATAATTCCAGTTGAATCAAGCTGATCTTTAGACATATGTGAAACCATTATTATAGTATAGTTTGAGTATTTCTTAAATATATTTTTTAAAACTTGTATTGTTGTACATGGGTCAGATCCTTGCTCTGGCTCGTCCATAATAAGGATTTGTTTTTTAAATTTGCTAATCTCATATAGTCTAGTTGCTAAAATCAATCTATTTTTTTGTCCTCCTGATATTTTTTCATCTAATTCACAATCATATAAAGATTTTGGTTCATTTGGGTCTAACAAGTTTGACTTTAAAAACTCAATTTCATCCTCTTCAAATGTATCTACTAAATGTGAATAGATGATCAAGTCATCTGGTTCATCTTTAAAGTAGTTTCGGATAGTTACTTGACATGATGGCATTTTTTCCTTAATATTTTGAAACATATCAGCCATGCACCAATAATAATTTTCAGGATTGGCTTCAGATAATACAACCCCATCAATTTTTCCAGTTAGCCCATCCATTAAAGTAGATTTACCATGACCAGACTTTCCTTGAATAAGAATTTTTGTTCCGGGCCTTAAGGATATTTTGAAATCACATTTAACAGTAAATTTTAATCTTGAAATGTTTACTGAACAGATTTCTAGATTTGAACTAGGTGTCAAACGTTCTGGTTCAATCATCATAACACATCCAGACCAAAAATCAATGTATAATTCGATATCACTAATATATCTATTATATTGGGTCAAAAAATGACCAATAGATTGAATACAATTAGTTAATTGAGATATCATCATATTCATCAAAATAAAATTTGAAGTGCTAGATGAACTAATCCAATTGATACATACACATATTATTACATTTGTCCACATAATAATTAACTGAATTGAATGCCAACGTTTTGTCATTTCTTGGTTTATAGAATTTTTTGTATCATATAAACTTTCCATATATTCTGGTCCTCTTTCTTTATACTGAAATGGAATTGAGTTTAACTCGATCAAACTTTGGATTTGTTGTTTCTTCTTTTTATTACTTTTCTGAGATGAAGTAAAATTTATCTGGGATTGTTTAATCCATTTGAAGTAAATTGTAGGTATTATGATACATACAAATAAAAGTAACTTTCCAAAGCCTTTGGTAATAAATATAAAAGCGACAGAGAATCCAGTTCCTAATAAATGTAATACACATGGTAAACCCCACTCAAATATCATGTGTATAGAATTAGATGTATCATTTATTAAATTTTTTAATTTACTAAATGGCTTACATATTTTTGATTCAAAACTCAGTTGGTAATATTTTTTTATACTGGTGCTCTGGATAGAATTATATATGTATTTTTCAATTAACAACTTGCGTTTATCAAAATAGTTTGAAACACCAGCTTTAACAAGTTCAAGAAAAAGATAATATTTTATGAAATTAGTAGACCCCGAAATTATCTGTCCAAGTAACATTGTTGATATTATAGGAAATACAATACATTTCAAACACATAATCAAACAAATGAACCACAACCCGGGTATTTGTATGTATAAAGTCCAAATCCATTGATAGGGTGTCAAAGCAAAAATTTGATTCATTATTTATTTAATCTAATGACTGAAAATACACAGTTAAAATATATCTTCAATTTTTTCTGGTACAACAAGCCATAATAGCCATAAAAAAATTGCATTTTACTTGTCTTGTTTATTATTTTTATTAAATAATTATATTAAAACTAATGAATCAAATTGTCCCTCCTCAAACAAATGAATGCAAGTATGTATGCGATTATGGAACTATTTATGATTATATTATTGGACAGATGATTATTCTTGCACTAATATATATTTATATTATATCTTCAAATCAAATTTATCAACAAACCTTAAAAATAGTACAAAATTTGGATAAAGAAATTACTGAACTTAAAAATTCGTTTGGATATTTAAAATCATCTACACCTGGTATATATATTAATATTAATTCTAACACACAAACAGATGATGAAGAAATTGATGTTAAATTAGAGTCAGGCAATGAAGAGTCAGATAACTACGATGATCTTCCCGAGTTAGTAGATTGTGAAGATGATGACGATGATGAAGATGACGATGAAGAAGATGATGAAGAAGATGATGAAGAAGATGATGAAGAAGATGATGAAGAAGATGATGAAGATGATGAAGATTATAATCCAGATTTGCCAGATAATTAATAGTTGAATAATTATTTGTTTTTTTATACAAAGTATTTTGCATATCTATTTAAATACGTTAAATAAAATATGTCCATTCACCCTTATATATTTTAAATTTTTTTCCTTTGTGTTCAAATCTATCTAAAAATTCATATAATATTTTTGAGAGAACTGCGCGTATTATAATACTTGATGTTTCTTTAGGAACATTATCAATTAATTGGGTTAAAAAAAGTTTACATAATCCATGTTTTCTATATTTCTCATTAACATATATTTCATACACTATAATTTGATTTAAAGATTCTTTCTCTTTTATCCATGTGATATAGCCAAATTCATTTGTAATTTCAGTTTTATCAAGAGGATATGTTTGATAGTTATTTACCCATTGGCTAATTATATCAAGCCAAAACATTTTAGTAATTAATATAAAAATACATATTTGTTTATATTAATTTGTTTGTATTAATTAGATAATCTTAATATTTTCATACCAGTTTGATAATTTAATTTCATTTAATTTAATAAACTCCTCAAACTCTTCATAGTTATAAAAATATACTAATTCATCAGATTCATTCTTTACTAATCCATAAGATATTGTTTGACTTTGAGCATCTAGATCAAAATAAGGTGCATATACAATCCAATCTAAACAATCTTGAATAGTTCCCAAGTATGGTAATTTCATTTTTAGTAAATAATCTGCAAATTTATCAGTATTGATAAAAGCTTTATCATACCAAATATATACTTTCATTTAATTAATATAGTAATATTATTTTATATCTATTTTATATATAAATTAAATTTGTTCAAGTATACTAACCAATTGACTTGAGTATAGTCTGGACAAATTCTAGCCCCATTACTCCTTCTAATTCAACTATTTTTTCACACATTTTTTTAATAATTATATCGTTTGATCTATTTTCATAAATTATTTTTGTACAGAAATATAGTTGTTTAGTAAAAAGACTTTGTTGGGTAAAATTCATCAGTCCAAGTAACTCCTCATATAAAGGGAAATCTAAAAATGAACTAGAATTAGGGCAACATAAACATTTATCTTTAGATCCTAGTTTAATTCCTGGATCTGCACATGGATTACAATAAATCTCTACTTCTTGTACTTCTTGTACTTCTTGTACTTCTTGTACTTCTTGTACTTCTTGTACTTCTTGTACTTCTTGTACTTCTTGTACTTCTTGTACTTCTTG